GCTAACAATGTAGGCAAGAACGTATTGTTCTTTACATCTATATCTACTCTATCTGACTTGCTCATAATAGGCACTTTGAATGTACCTGTATCTAAATTAATTTGACCAATAGAAGCAGAAGCAGCACCAAGCAAACGACCAGTAAATTTATGTAGAGATGTGTCTCTATTTTCAGGTGTTACTTCTACTTGAAAAAATCCAGAATCTTCATACTTAATATAAAAATGATGTATTTGCAATCGACCACTTATAAGTTCAGTAGCACCTCCACCACCTTGAGTTAATCTTTGCTGACTAAACCTATAGTGCATTTCATAAGGTTCACCAATAATAAATTTACTATTTCTAAAATCACCTGTTGCTGTGATGGTAGAAGTAGAACCATCAACTGCATTAGTAGTTGTTAGTGCTTGTCCTGATACAAGAGTTCTTGTATTGCCTTGAGCATCTACAAAAGTGCTTGTTTCGTTACTAGCAAGATACCTGCCAACTATATTCATATTAGCTCTTAACCTATAAGGAACTGTAAATGTAGAAATACCAGTAGCAGAGTTATAAGCAACAGATACACCGCTAGTAGCTTCAGTCACCTTATGGTCTAAATGATATTCAAACTCTGCATTAGGTTCTCTAAAATTAGTTTCAAATGGTATTTTTTCTAGTGTTACTTTATTAGCTTCTTCTATAACCATTATTAAATCAGTACCAATAAAATCAATATTTAAGATAGACCTATTACTATTAATTGTGTAAGTAAACCAAGCGTTTAATGCTTTACTAAACCCTTCACCATATAGCCATCTATTTACATATAACTTGTTTGAGTTTTCTGTACCAAGTAAAACAAGAATATCTTGGTTGTTAGATACTGCCATTTTAAAAATGCCACTTGGTATCAGTCTTGGTACATGGATAGTTGTGTTTGCAGCATCTTGGATCTGTTGATTACCTGCAATAATATATTCTCTTATACCTGCAAAAGAACCTTTTTTAGTTAAAAAATAAATAGAAGAACCAGAACCTACAGGCTGTGCTGCTGCGTTGCTTTCAAATTCAGTCTGCACAAGTACGTTAGCTGTTGAAGGTGTAAGGTTATCTGCTGAACTTGATAATACAAATTGCGTTTGCTCAGAGAACAGTATAAGTTTTTCTCCCATAGTTACTGCGTGTTTTAATATTGCAACTTTTGTATGAGATGCAGCTACGTCTATGGGTTCTGTATCTAAAACTGAAATAACTGTTTCTGGAAAAAAATTAAAAAACTCTGATACTGTTGAAAGTATTACATTATCTGCTGCAAGAAAACCAAGCCTGTTTCTAAAAAAGAATACATTATTAATTTTATTACCAATAAAAGAAGGATCTGGTGCTGACACTAAATCACCAACAATACGTTCACCCCATTTAGGTAATGTATATGTTGTGCCAGATATTGTATATGTATCTCCATCTACTCTTGCAAATCTAAAATTACCATCTGCTTGACGTATAAGAACGTGTGGCATTGTGTCGTAATTAAATTTAAAAGGTATACCAGCTTCTACTGTTTCTGACCATTGCCCTTCTTCAAAAGCATTACCATTATTAGTCGTAAATTTTACATAATAATTATCAAAGTCTGTACCTTCATCACCAACAATCTCTACTACATAACCATTAGGTGACACATTAGGAAGATCAGTAAATTGCTGTACTGTATCTTTTATAACTGTCATCTTGGTATTACCTTGAGAGTCATTACCATCTATTGAAAAATTACTACCATCATTTTTTTTGATATGAATTACAGGACCATTTCTAGCAATCGTAAAACCCGAAAGACCAGAGTTTAAGCCAGCAGTAAGATCAGTAGCGACTGTTGTAGTTGAAAGAGGATCATTACCAGTAGTGTCATCTGTTACTGTTACACCATCTACAGTCACAGAATAAGTTGTTTTAGCTGTTGCTTGATTTATAAATACTATTGCTTGCGTAATATTACTGGCACTATTTGATACTGCTGAATCCATAGCTGGTGTAATGCTTGTATTAACAACAAAAGTAAAGTCAGCAATAGTTACTGTCTTCATTACACTTCTAGGACTTGATGTGTTTAAATAGTTTGTTCCATCTGGTTTGTTTACAGTTAATTCATTACCATCTAATTCAAAAACTTTTACATTGCCATTGCTAAATATTGCTACATATTGTTCATTCGCATCTCTATTTATAGTTTGAATATGAACATTACCAAGAGTAGAACTGCCAACTGAAGCTAAAAATTGCGACCCAGACCTTTTTGTAAGACCAAGAACAGGATTGCTATCAGCATTGTCTTGTATGTCAGCGTGATCTGCTTGTTTCAAAGCATCAGAAGACTGCGATATACCTCTTAATAATGTAGGTATAGCTCTTGATATAACAGCCATAGTTATCTAATTAAAGCACTAGAAGGATTATAAGTATCAAAGATACTGGTAAGAGAAGGATCTCCTCTTAGTAAGTTGTGATCTCCATTTGCTAAATCAGTTTCCATTAATATTGCTCTAGCTCTTTGTTCGTCTTGTTGTGTATATGTTCTTAGCGCTTGATCGCTTACAAGCCTATCAACAAATTTTCTTGCAGCTTGTATATTTATATAATGTCTAGCTGGCTCTGGTATTTCATCAAAATCTCTAAAATAAACAACAGTACAAATTAAGTCTTCATCAAATTCATATTTATTGTTTTGTCTGTCATATAATTTTAATCCACGTTGTATAGGATCTATTGTTGGGTGTTGATGTATATTTGAATCTACTCTTAAAATATTAGTTTCTAAATTTATTTGATTAGATCCATCTCTGGTAAGGGTTACATCTATTTCAGTATTAAAAGACCAGCCTTCTGACTGTACACTTTTGTTTACTTCAGATAAAGTAGACTGAGCAATACGAGCATCTACAGGAAGTGTACCTACAAGACTGTTTATAGGAGCTTCTCCTATAGCAGCCAGCATTATGTTGATACATTCAAGTTCTGTTGTTGCAGCTACAGTCATTACATACCTCCTGATTGAATCATTTTGTTTCTAATCTTAGCTGTTTCTTTTACAAACCTAGCTTTTTCAGCAAGCGTTGTTTTACCTGTATCGTTCATCTTTTGATTGTAGGCATCAACATAAGCTTGACCTTCTAATCCAAGAATACCTTTTTTCTTTTTATTCTTGCCAAACATAATTAGTAGCCTTTCTTTTTAATCTTAAGTGAGTCTCTCCCACCTTTCTTTTTTTTCTTTTTAGATGAATGATACATGGGTATAAAAAAAGGGTATCTAATAATAAGATACCCTATAAATTGAAATTAAGAAGCAGATAGCTTAATAGTAGCTGCACATTCTGGTCTTAAGATGCCATGTCCTAACGCATACTTAGCAACCATTAAGGTTCCTTGATACATTATGCCATAATCTGAACCAGAGATTTCAGTTGTCATATCCATTAATTTTACAGTTCCTACTGCACTCTTATGGAATACTAAACCGATAGTCTTACTATCATCACCTGAGTAAGTGTTGTTCGCACCACTTGGGTTAGAAGATACGTTACTTTGAGGTACGTTGTTTGACATCATGATGGGTATGCCAGCAACTTGTTGTACCTTACCAGAAGCAAACGAACCATTACCTTGTGGGTTGAAGTCAACATCTACAGTTCTTGTAGCAGATTCAGCAAGTTTGTAGTACTCAGCAGGTGGTAGTACACAGAAACGATCTGTTGGAGGAATGTCTCTTTCGTCAAATGTCTGTGCAATATCATAAATAGCAGCAGCTATTTCATCACCTGTGACGTTTGCTGAAGCTGTATTACCAGAAGCAAGTGTCAATACAACACCACCATTACCACCACTAAGGTTAGTAGAAGCTCTGGAAGCATTAGCAATCTGCTTGGCTACGTTCTGGTCATAAGTACGAGCAAGTGCCTTACCTAGTTCATCAGCGTAAGTAGCTCTTACGTCATAATGATTCTTGAGTTCATCAATGTTAGCAATGAAACTCTGTGCAATTAGAAGATCATCAATGTTGATAATCTTTTCGTTTGCCTTGATTTGGTTAGCACCAACAAG